GGTGTCGACGAGACAAGGACGTTCGTGCATTTCCCGCTGGCGCCGCCTGTACTGCGGCGTTCGCCCCGTTTATCTGCGTGCCGTTTTTGTAAAGCGCCGCGATCCGGACTCCGGTTGCGTTGCCGGTCCAGCTCACCATCCCTGTGAGCCGCCAACGGCCGCTCATTCCGGCCGGGATCGTAAACGACCACGGCGTGCTGCCGCTGCGGCCGGAGTCGGAGTCGTACTCCGATATGTCACAGGTGATCTGTACGTAGGTGCTGCCTGCCACCGACTGAGAAACGCTCTGATACATGCGGAACATCGGCGGGTTCATCAGGAACTGAAGCTGGGCAGCAGTGACCCGCTGTCCAGCCGTCCAGAGCGTGACTGGTGGGGTACGGGCAGCCATCTCTACCTCCTAAAGGGCAAGGATCATTGGTTGCAGCAGGCGCACATCCGTACCTGCGGTCTGGGTTTTAACGACACCGTTCAACGAGCGGGTTACGGTAAACGTCTGCGGCGAGGAAGACCCCGAAACGGCGGTGACGATCATGTGCTCGCCGCCCACCGCGATATTGAACGGCACATCGCTGGCGTCGGTAGACCACAGAGGGCTGGCCGCGTTGGTGGCAGCCACTTTGATAGTGGTCTCAGTGCCCAACGGATATGTGGCAGCCAGCGTTGCTCCATCGGTATCGGCACGAGCCAACAGCACATCGTCTAGCTGCGCGACCCTATATGGGCTCTCCGGAGAACAGTTCAACACCATGTCGTGCTCAAAGGTGCCGATGGTCTCCTGGTATCCCTGCACGATCAGCGAAAGAGACTCCGGGGGCAGCCACGCAGGCGGGTTGTTGATGACAATCCGATCCCCGATGTCCATCACTAGCGCCGCGTTCATGGTGTCCACGCTGGAGGTGAAGGTGGAGTGCCGCAGGTTCAGGTTGATCTGCGGATACCGGGGCTCATCCACCGTACCCATGTGAAGACGCCAACCAGCCTGATCGGCAAGGCTGGAGTCAAGGTCCAGGGAGATGCTGACCGCCGTGTCGTAGGGACCTACACCGCCTGGTGGCGGCTGGACCGACAACGCCCCGGTCGTGAGCCGCTGACGGGCGGAGGAGCCGCCGATACGCGTGATCGTAATGTCGTTACGGGTGTAGGCATCATCATCCACAGGAACAGCAGGTGCCGACAGGTTGTGCTGCGAGTAGTCCAACGTGAGAACGGACCCCACGTTGTTGTAGGAGGTGCCCTGGTTGTAAAGGGACCCTCGTGTTCTATACGTCAGCGCCAATTGGTCTTTAGCTTCATACATGACCCCCAGGTCAGAATCTGGGACCTGCTGAATAAGGCTAGGGAATGTGTCAGGGAGTTGGTAACCAAGGTATGTGGGGTTGTCCTGTGCAGCGAATACAGTTGTAGCGTTTACATTATCTTCACTTGACAGTTGGGCAAAACGGCTCAACCTCCCATCTCCGGTATTAGCGTTGAGAGGTCCGTTGATATCAAACAGCGTGTCCCACACTGGTTGGTACGAGATATGTCCAATGGCTGTACCCGTGAGGTTGGCGTTCGGGTTGATGGAGAAACTGTAGGCACTAGAAACCGTCCCGGCAATTGTTCCGGACGCTGAGCTCCCAACCAAGGCACCCGGGAGTAGGTTTACAATGGCCCACGTAATATTGGAGCCCGACTGGATCAATTCCACTGAGAACCGCGCTGGCACCCCATTAACATTGAATGCAAAGGATCCGCTACTAAACAGGGAGTTGCCAAAATTGTCGTACCCATTTACCGCTAGGCTGCCGCCCGTGCCGTACAACAGTTCAACGCGGGCAACAGTGCCGGAGGTAAACATCCTGGCAATGACCCCACCGTTGGTGTCGCCGCCGGATGGAACCACCATCAGGAACCGCAGGACGTTCGCTGATGTAACAGACGCAGCGGGAATTGCGGCAGACCACGTGGAACCGTTCAGCACGGGAATAGCCGAAGACGCAGCAAACGAGCTGTCAGAGGCAAACGTAGGCGCACCCGTAAAAGTCATCGGCTGACCGCTAGGCAACCCAGAGGCAATGCTGGTGGAGTTTGTGCCATCCTCACACGGCCAGTACGCCAAGACATTCGGTACGGCCTTGGTCTTTGTGAACGCCCGGTACAAGGCGGACAACGCTGGGGGTGTTCCCTGCCGAAGACGCCGCAACATACCCGCAGCCGTGATATCCACGTACACATCGATACCGGAGATGTCGGTGTTGGCGGGCCATGCAGTGACCTCACCGTGGAACCGGTACCTGCGGACGCCGTTCTGCAACCGAGACACCCGAATCGGGGTGTTGCGTCCAATCTGGCCATAGTAGGGGCCACTAGGGTTGCGGGGGCTGAACCTGCCATCCCTATTGTCCAACGTCATGGAACACGTCTGCGGCTGGACCTGGCTGGTCTCGTCCTGTCGCCCTCTAGAGATGCGCACCAGGTTGCGGTAGTACACGTACGAGCTGATGTCCTCCCACGAGGAGTTCACGTAGATCTCGACCGTGAGGCCAGTCTCCTGCCCGGGACCGGGGTCAAAGACGCTGCCAGCAGGGTTCATCGGCCCTGGGATCGCAGAAGGCCACGTGGCCTTCCTGCGCTGGGAACGACCCCATCCTGCGACATGGGCTGCGGTGCGCACTTACTTCACCTCCTAGGTGTTCTACGCCGTGGACTAGCTGTATCAGGTGGAATGACTACTCATCCCATACGACCCACGTCAGCATGTTCACGCCGCTGGTGGGAGTGGTAGCGCGTACGCGCAGGAACTTCGACACCGCGATGATCGGACGCTCGTCCGGCATCCACTGGTAGTCGTAGTTCACCATCACCTCACCGGCTGTAGTCGGGATCTGGTCGGTGTCGAACACCCGCGCGGCGGTGGTGGAACCCTCCACCGTGGCCGTGTAGCCGGTAGCCGAGGTACCCAGCGTCATCAACGAAGCCGGGGCGTTCGGGTCCAACGGCTGCACACCAGCGGCCACATGGGCCGTGACGGTGGCTGCGACATCCGTTTGCAGAAGTTCGATGGTGCCGACGGCGCCCGGAAGAGCGGAGAGGCTGTACCCCCACGAGATCAGCTGGATCTGCCGCGTGGAGGGCGTGGCGATCTGCAACATCGTCTTGATGGCGGTGCCGGTAGCCACACCCGACATAGCGGCAGTGGTCGGCATCGCCGCGTTCCAGCACTTGTACCGGTGCATACTTTCTCCTTAAAACCTCTGCCCCAGCGCAAGCTGGACCGAGTTGGCGTTGTTGCCGTACTGCGCTCGAATGTTCTTCCTGATCCAGGCCATCAACTCATCCCCAGCGTTACCGCCGACCCACTCCAGCTGAACAACCCCGCCGCCTCCACCGCCACCGGACAGAGCCGCCATGGTGTCGGGATTGGATCTAACGGTGGATCCCTGCGGAAGCCGCACCATCTCCGGCCCCTGCTCCCCCACCAAGACCATGCCACCACGAGAACCACCTGTAGCAGCCGTAGACACTTCGCCACCGTGAGCCCACCCGGAGAACGGGTTCAGGTTGTCGTTGATCCAGTTGCCGATGCTGGAACCCACGCTCCCCAGGGCATCCATGGCCTTCTGCGGCAGGCTGGCGATGAAATTCACCAACTGGTTCAGCAGCCCCGACACGTAGTTGTAGGCGTTGACAATCGGCGACACCAGCATGTTGTAGATGCCGTTCCATGCGCTACCGATCCACCCCACTGCCGTGCTGATCCAATTGGGGATGGTGTTGACGAAGAATCCGTAAATCTTCGCTCCGAAGTCGTTCCACAGCCACTGGACCAAGTCTGCGAAGTACCGCTTCACCAGATCCCAGTGCCCAATGATGAGCGAGACCCCGCCGGTGAAAGGGGCCAGAAGCTCCGGCCACCACTTCTTCACGAACCCGAGGAATGCATCGAACACAACCTTGAGGTCCGCCCACATGTCCTTGATGAAGTCACGGAACCCGGAGAAGTGGTTCCACGCATAGATGACGCCCGCTGTCAGGGCGGCGACAGCAAGGATGACCGCGCCGATGGGGTTAGCGTCCAAAGCCGCGTTCAGCAGCCACTGAGCCCCCTCCCACGCCGCCGTCACCAACGCCACCGTCTTCATCACGACCGTGTACGTCGTCAGGCCCGCTACCAACAGCCCCACAGCCACCACAAGACCCATGACGATGGTCTTGTGTTTCGTCATCCAGTCCACTACCGAGGTGACCATCGGAATGAGCTTCGTACCCAGCTCGATCATCAACGACTCGAACCCGGCCTTCAGCTCCGACACCTTCTGAGCCAGGGTTCCCTGGATCTCGGAGAAGCCCTTCACGTTGCCCTGCGCATCAGACGAAGCCGACGCGATACCAGCGATAGCCTTCCTCGTTGCGTCCGCGTTCTCGCCGGTAGTCTGCAACGCCACCGACAGGCCGGGGGCTGTACCCATCAACTTCTTCAGGGCTTCGTTGTAGTCCTGCCCGATCTTGCCCGATCCGTCCTGCGCAACCGTGGACAGCCACTCCATCGTCCCGGACAGGCCGTCCTTGCTCAGATGCTTCGACACATCCTCGGAACTGATCCCGAGAGCCTTGAACTCCTTCTGCATCGTGCCCGTAGGGGCCATCAGCGAACGCATCGCCTGAGCGATGTTCTGCGAAGCCTGATCGGCACTGGTGCCGTGAGCGGTCATCTCCGCCAGCACCCCGGACACATCCGAGAACGACAAGTGCAGCGAAGAAGCCAGCGGCAGGATGTTGTGCATCGAACCGGAGAAGGAGTCGAAGTTGGTCTTGCCGAACGAAACGGCCTCGACCATCTGCGAAGTAACCTTCGCCGCATCCGAAGCCTTCAGGTGGTAGTCGGTGAGAACGTCAGTGACCGCGTTCGCTACCTTCCCCAGGTCCGCGTTCTCGTCCTTAGCGCCCTGGGCGGAAGCCTTCAACACCGTCAAACCGTCAGCGGCATGGAAACCGGCGGACTCGACCGTGTACATCCCCTTGGAGAGGTCGTCAGCCGAGATACCCACCTGACCGGCCATGTCCAACATGCCCTTGCGGACCATGTCGATGTTCTTCGTGGACTCCCCAGCGGAGGTCACCAACCGGGTGGTGGACGACTGGAACGAAGACGCCATCTTCACCGACTCGGCAGCGATACCCGCCAGGGCCAAACCGCCGATAGCGCTCATCTTGTTGAGGGAGAGCCCCAGATCGGCGCCCTGGTCCTTGACGGCTTTCAGGACCGGGGCGGCTTCATCCTTAGCCTTGATAAGGATTTCCACCACGTTCGGCATTCGGTTCCCTCCCTCTTTCCTCGATCAGCAACCAGCGGAGTAGTTCTGCGTCTTCGGCAAGTAACTGACTCGGGAGGCAGCCGAATCGTTCACACGCCCCCAATATGAAGTTGGCCTGCTTCAGTTCGACAGGCTCGACAACAGCGGTTCCATCGGAATCAATGCCTCCTGGAACGCTTCGCCAGAGGTCGAGCCTTTCGCCAAAGGGTCGGATACGCCGCTGACAGCCTGCGTCCAGGCGCTGATGATCTCCATGATGAAGTCAGGATCCATCGACAAAACGCCATCCAGGTCCGGCGGTACAGGGGTACCGTCTTCCTCTTCGACGTTCCACGTCTCCAGGGCGTCGGCGAGGATATTGACGATCCCAGCGAACGCGGCACTGGACTTCGCCTTCTCCGCGTCATCGCCGAGCTGCTGCAACTCCAGCATCTTCCCCATCGTCACCGAGCGCATCATCACCTGCAACCCGTTCATTCCCGGGTCCTCGAACGTCAGCCGGTACAGCTTCCGTTGCGGTTTGAATCCCATTCCCGGGTTCCTTTCTCTTAGTTCCAGGTAGGAACGGTGCCATCGCTGAGAACGGCGGGGGCGGACCAGGTGAGTTCGCCAGCAGCGGCGCGGGTGACGGTGTAGTCGGTGATCAAGCAGAGGCACGACAGGTACGGCGTGGAGCCAGAGGTGGGCTCGATCTTGATGTTGCGGGCCACCGCAGGAGACGAAGGGACAGTCTTCAGCACATCGTGGGACTGGTTAGCCGCCGAGTTGTACACGCCGTTCAGCGTGACGGAGTAGTCCGACAGCAGCAGCAGCCGCTCGTGCGCGGACTTGTCCACACCGGTGATGTCCTGCACGCCGCGCGGGGTGGCGAACTGGAAGTTGGTGATGTCGTTGCTGATGGTACGGGCGGCTGCACCTGCATCGTCCACAATCACCGTGGCGCCCAATCCTGAGATCTTGCTAATTTTAACCACCGTTCCTTTCGAGGTAGTCAATCGCCTTCTTCAGGAGATCAACGCTATCGCCGAGGAGCCCCACGGCACGGTTGCACTTCTGGCACAGGAGACCCCGCACCTTCCCGGTCTCATGGCAATGGTCCACCGACAGCGAGAATTTCTTGCCGGTCCTGCCATGAGAGTTCGGCTCTCCGTTACCGCACACGGCACAGACGCCACCCTGTTCGGCCAGCATCTCCTCGTACTGCTCCAGCGTGAGCCCGTACTTGGCGAGATCGCTACGCCGCCGGTTGGTGGCCGAACGGTCCACGTTCTCCCAGTACCACTGTTGTGCTGCCGCCGAACTGCACTGTTTGCAGTGGCTCCGGTAGACGTCGCTTGTGGTAGCCGTAGCCTTCCGAGAGGTGCTGTATTCGGTGTACGGCTTTTCGATTCCGCACCGGCCGCACTTCTTGAGGGTGCTGGTGTCGGCAGGAGGAGGGCCTGGCTTCCTGCGCTGTTTGACGGGAAGTGAAGCCCTGAGGACGGCATGACGCGTGGCATCGCACTCTTTGCAGGACGCCTTGTGGCCGTACTTGCCGCGAGGGGCTTTGGAGAAATCGGGCAGTGGCTTGTCGAGCCCGCACTTGGTGCAGACTCTGCTCGTGGGAACCATGGCCCAATCGTAGCTTTAGCCACTGTCATCAACCTCCTACCCTTTCTCGATCTGTTCGTTGACCCTGCTCTGGTGCTCACGGAAGTCGTCAGCCCAGTCCATCGGGTTCGTGAACCTGCGGATCGTCCCCAGGTTCGCCCGCCAGTCGCCGCCTCTTTTCAGCAGCACATCCGGCTTCGTCCGGTGTTCGGCGAAACACCGCTGCCCCGAGGTGAACCGGAACACCGTCATCCCGGCCGTGTGCAGCTCCGTGAACGTCCTCCCAGCCTTCAGGCGGATATAGGCCGCCTGCGACTTCCCGAGGTCTGTAGCTTCGTCCACAGCGGTTTCCCAGCCGTTCCGCCATGCCGCACAGCCGACGTCCTTGCACGCCGACACCGCACCCACGTCGCGGGTCGCGGTGATGGAGTACGTGATGTAGTCACCCACCGGCATGCCCGGTTGGATACGGAACGGCTCGCCCACTAGAACACCTGCCCCGCGACGGAGTTCTTCACGATGGCGACAGAAAACGACAAGGCCGTGAAGCCGCCGGTCGTGGTCAACGCGGTGGCGATGTACCTGCGTACCGTCGCGGTGTTGCCGATGGAGATCCGCTGGGCGGTGTTCGCGGCGGTAGTCTGCGCGAAGGCCAGGCTGGTGACATCGGCGAACGTCACGTTGTCCGCAGAGTCCTGAATCTTGACGGTGACGTCTGTGCCGGTGAACGCTGTCACCTGAAGGTACGCCTGCGCTCCGAACGAGGCGCTGGCCAGCGAGTCCCAGCTGGTAGGCAGCAGCAGGTACACCACATCGTCCACGTAGTGAACCTCAGCAGCGCCACCGGTAGCCGCCACCTTCACGTTCACGCGGGCGAAAGCGGCCGTCGCCGGGGCGGTCACCGTCGCGGAGATCAAGGTCCAGGCCGCTGCCGAATCGGCCACCCCGGTCCCGTAGGAGGTGGAGACAAACGCGCCTCCGCTGGTGTACCAGTCGATACCCACCGAGCAGGTTCGGGCCGAGACGGCGCTGCGCACCCATGCCTGGGCAGACACCTGACTGCCGGGTACAACGGCGAAGCCCTGCGTAGCGATCGAACCCGCTACGCAGGAAGCAGAAGTCATGTCGCCGCCAGCAGTGGAAGACATGGACAGGGACTTCGTACCGCCGTGGGCCTGGGCGGAGCTGTTGGTGGAGGTGTTGTTGGTGACAGCGACCCAGTTGCCGTTACCGCCTTCGAAGCCGGTGTCCTGGCCCGTCAAGGCGTTGCTCGCAGTGTAGACACCGGCAGTCAGCTGGTTACCCCACTCCAGGCCGTAAGCGTTGGCCACAGTGTTGGTGGCCACGGTGAGGGAACCCCCGGTGGCGCGGGTGGGGTTGTAGCCCACCTGCTTGGATACCTGGCAGGCAGCCGGGGAGCCAACCGATGTGCCGCGCAGGTAGGTCGCTACGACATCCGTTCTGG